CTTGAGCATCTAATATCTCTCTAGTTGAAAATCCTAACTTACCATAATTAGTTTGCAATTCTGCAACCTGTGTGGCTGTAAAGAATGTTGTACGCCCTAATTCTTTAGCAGTATTAGACAGTTTTTTAAAGTCTTTTTCTGAAGCACCTGTAACAGCCTTAACTTTAGCCATTTGAAATTCAAAATCCCTAAAAGATTTAATAGAACCACCTATAACCTTATTAATAGTTGCAAAAGCAGCAGCAGCAGCAGCAACCCCTGCAGCCATCTTACCAAAACTCTTGGTTGTTTTCCCTGCTTTCTTATCTAACTTATCTAATTGCTTATCACCTTGTACTACTACCTGTACTACTATCTTTTCTGTATTTGTTGCCATTATATATTATATTAAAATGCCTCTACGACATTTGTTTTTGGATTATTTTTTCTTATTTTATCTGCTATCATATTTGCTACATCTACACCAATAGATGGTGCTAACTTCTTTGCTACATCTTTACTAAACTTATTTGCTACATATCCTGCAAAGTTTGTTCTTCTTACCTTGTTTCCTGCTTCATAAGTTATATAAGGTTGCCTCATATTGTTGTTTGGATATGTCTTATTACCATAATTTGCCTTCCCACCTATTTTGTAATTTCCACCTGACAATCTTTTTAAAATTTTAACAGCAACATTCATACCACCTTTTATGCTTCTTTGCCCCATCCATCTTTGTATTGTGTTTAGATTAGGGATTTTAGCAAACTCAGGATTATTAACTGCTCTCCAATATAAAACTGATGATGTTATATTCAACACACTCATACCTCTCTTTGTAATGTTGTATTTCAATCCTCTACTCAATCTACCTGTAGCATTATGCTTTTGAAATTTTAACTCATCTTGCAGTTTCACTCTTAGTGTCTTACCAACATCTGCTAAAGCCCTATTTGTATGTTTGAATTTAATCATCTGATAATGTATTACCTAAATTTCTTCTTAATGTTTTATGAGCATTGTTAAATTTATCTTGAACATATACAGGTGCTAAATACTCTTGCACTTCTGATATTTTTATTGAATAAAGGTATTGTACAACTGATGAGGTTGATTCAGTAGTATAATCAATTAGTACAAAGTCATTTGCTGAAACTGCTATAAACTCTGTAGTCATACTAGAACTATTATTAGGCATAGTAAATGATTTAGATGAATTTTCTATAACATTTTCACCTGCCTTACTATATGTTTTTACAGTTAATGTTCCTTCAACAGTTAAATAAGGACTTATCATTTCTATGTAATACTTCTTGCCTACAGTTAATCCTGTTAATCCTTGACAAATACCACAATAACTGTTATTCCCACTATGCTTACGTCCTTTAAATTGAACATAAGGACCATGTATACTAGGTGCTTGTATATTTGTATATGGTGAGCCTGAAGTATAGTATTTAAACCAAGTATTCCCTGAAGGAAGTAATGTACTTATAGCATCTAATTGTGGGTCAGCAGCAGTCGTACCATAATCAAAAGCAGCATCTATATTACTTGATAATAATGGATTACCCATACTTATAAACTCACCTGTGTAGTTAGTTATTGAACAGAATATATCTAGCCCACTTTGCTGTGCTAAACCTCTACTTGTTATCTCTTGTTTATTATTCATATTTTATTATTATTAAGAAGCATAATCAAAGTCATTATCAGCGATAATATCATCCCAATTATTAAGACTACCTGAACTATTAATCATAGGTGCAGAGCCTGAAAAAGCAGATTGTTGAGTGAATTGAATTAACTCTACTTTTGTAGATTCATTTTTGTTTGGCATAAAATCTATTATTTTATTTATCCTCCAATAAACACCATCAATATAAACTAATTTTGTAAAATCTAAATTAACAATGTCAGATATTTTAAGTGCTATATAGGATGTTCTCATTCTAGGATTCTCCTTTAACATCTCAATAGAATCCTTATAATAAGTATCATATAATCCTTTTCCAACTACATATGATGAGTAAGTTTTATTAACATCATCATAATCTCTTACATAAACATTACCATAAGATAAAACAGGACTTGTGGTGCTATCTTCATTAATCATTGTTGCTTGTGGGTATATGGTTGAAAGCAGTCCTGATGACCCTGTAACTCCTGCAGAAACAACCTTAGTGGTGTTAGACCAAGTTTGTACTCTTGCTCTTTTACTATTCGTATTACAAGGATTAGGAGAGTATTTGTTCCAATACAATAATCTTGGCAAAAACTCATAACCCTTATCAGGTCTACTTTCAGCATTAGAAGATACATTTTCTGTCCATAAACAAGCAGAAAAAGCAGTATCATTGTAAGAAGAATTAGAAATTGTATCTGTGTCTTTAGCATTATAAGTACCTGCAAAGAAAGGATTTTCAAATGTACTATTTCCCTTCTCAAATGTATCAGGAAGTATCTCTCTATAAGGAAACTCATCTTCTATTCCAAAAAAGTATTTCTCACCTCTAATTTTAACCTTAGCATCCTTACCATCACTCTTATATTTAAAAACCAAAGTTCTTTTCAAATCGTTTTCAAGCCACTTATCACTTATCTCTTTGCTTCTATCTAACTTATAAGTCCAATCTATAGCACTACCAAAAGGTTTGTAGAAACTATTAAAAGGTTCTATATTTACTGTTTTTGTACTTTCATCAGTAGTCATTTGAAGATTAAATGCGTGAGCAACACCCTTAACAAAATCTGTTTGCTTATAATCTTTATTCATTACTTTATCTAAATCATAAGTCTGACCATATTCTACTTTTTCAGGTTTAAGAGTAATATCAAATTCTCCTATTGTTGGAATAACATCAAAACTCCAATCACCATGTCCTTTCCAAGAGCCAATATTGTTATGAGGGTGAAATTTAGCAAAAAATGATATTCTAACCCTATCATTTTTATTTAACCAATATTCCTCAAGATTTATACCATCACTTAAATCCCATAAATAAGAATTAGTTGCATTTATTAGATTACCTCCTCCACTAACACCACTAGCATTAGGACTTCCTTTAAAATTCCTTAGAGTAACATCTTGAACACTATCTATATTATTCCAACTGTTCTGCCCTGCTGTTTTTACTTGAATTGCAAATCTTACTCTATCTATAGATAATTCTGTTGTTCTATTATTATTGTAGATATAGTCAGCAGGTATTTGAGCACCTGCTCCTGCACCAAGGTCTTGTAGTAGATTACTCAATTCAGCAGAAAATCCTGATGCTTTTATCTTATAATAGCCATATTCAGCAATTTCAAATCCCTCTGCACCACCAATATAAGTTATATCTGTAGATGCTGTTTCGCTTGATAGAGTAAAGTTAGTGTTTATTGTCCCAAAATCAACATTATGACTGCCATATTGTAAATCAAAACTAGCAGAAGCACCAGTAGAATAAGCCCAATTGCTTTCAATTTCAAATTCAGATAAAGCAACAGATGTATCAAAAGTTGCTTCTGCAGAATATTTAGAATATCTTTCATCAGGATTATTATATTTAAAATTAGGTAATAACCATACCAACTTCTTAAACATATCTGTGTTCATAAAATTTGAACTTATCTTATATCCAACCCCATTAAATATCTTTTCTAATGTACTTTTAACAAATACTGATGGTCGCCAATCTGCAGATGGTTTAGGAGTTTCGTAACTATCCCCTGAATTATTAAATCCATAATAACCAACCTTTGTAGGTAAGTAACCCAAAGCATCCGTTATAGTATCTAAAAGTTGTATTGTTCTAGCCTTTCCACCTTCATTATAAACACCATAAGATGTTATTGGATATACTATTGGTGCATCTGAAGCAGAAGAAGCATCATCACAATCAGCGTGTTGCCAAGTAGCCATAATACTTGCTTTATTGTAAGTTAAGTTTTTACTATCATTACCCCAATCTATAGCATCCATATACTTATCTTGCAAAACTGCACCCCACCCTAAATTACTACCAAAAAATACACAATCATAATAAGATGGTGTTTCTCCATAACCACCTACTGCATTAACCTTAAGAAGTCCAACTAAAGAATAAAGATTATTTACCAAAATCCTGCAACTCTTTTTGTCTGTTATTTTATTTTCAGAGATTGAATTTGGATTGTATAAATGTTTGAATATCTTATTATTATTTTTAGTAGCAGGAATTTTAAATGTCTTACTGTAATCACCTGTAGTTGAGGTTAAATCTTTAAAGTCTGATATTTGGAATGTCATTGCTAAAGGAAAGTCAGAATGGTCAGTTATATCTAACTCACCAACTACACTATTATCCCAATCAATAGCATTTGAAGCATCATACTTGTAATCTAATATCTCTATTTTTACCGACATATTTTAGTTTCTTTGTGTTATTACTTTATGTGCTAAAGTATATTCAATATTAAATTTAACCAACCCCTCTGCTTGATTAACAGTTTCAGCATCACTATTTGTAATGATTACAGGTATATATTCCTTGTCTGATGGTCTTAAGTATGGATTTCTTGCATAACCCATTTGTGTAGCATCTGTGTCCATTTCTATCCATACATTAGGCGATAACAACATTTCCTCTAACCATTTAGCAACAGATTTATTTAATGGCTCAGTATATACGCTTTGCACTCTATCAGCATTTACATTTGAAACCTCTCTACCACCTTTATATATATCACCACCTCTCATTGTATCTGAAAAATACAAACTATCAGGTACATTAAAAGGTGCGTTATTTGCATAACCTTGGTCATCTTGATACCAAGTTCTATCACCACTTTTTCTCTCTACGACATCTCTACTAATTGTCAGTCCTTCTACTACATCTCTTTTTGCAGTATAACTATCAATACCACCCATAGAGTTTAACCAATGAAACCTAACAAATCCATAAGCATTTTTCTCATCTTCTCTGTCTATATTATAGTAATATTTTTGACTAACAGTTCTAACAATTTTACTCCCCCACATTCCTACTTTAACTAACTCTGCTGTATAATAAATAGTATTACTTGTTATTGTGTTTGAAGCATAAGCGTTCCAATAAGGGTAGTTTGATGGATTGTTACTTCTAGTATTATTAGGCGACCAAACATTACCACTATTTATAATATAGTCTGGAGATATATTTTGAATAAACATTTGATTCTGATAATTTGCTGGTAATATATATCCATTACTATTTTGAGTTAATAGATTGTCTTCAAAATCTCTTAAATAAAATGTATTATTTGAACCATCTGATTGGTAAGTAACTATTTTAATTGCATCAGCACCAACTACATCATCTAATCCTACACCTCTTATTTCAAAACTATAATTTCTCCTGATATAGAATTGTAACCATTCTGCTTGTTCAT